TGGCGGCGGTGGTGGAGCTGGCGGCGGTAACGGCGGTGGCAACCAATATGCAGCAGGGTGGGGATATACAGGCGATGGTGGCGCAGGCGGCATATTAAACGCTACAGGTGCAAATGGTGCTGCTGGGGCTTGGCCTTCACAGGGCGGTAGTGGCGGCGGAGCAGGCGGCGGCGGTGGTTCAGGCGATACCAACATCGGTGGTGCAGGCGGCGGCGGTGGTCGCATACTCCCTGGTACAGGTGGATCAGGAGGCGGCGGCACGCCTTATTCGGCTGGTGCTGGTGGTAGCGCAGGAAACGCTGGTGGTAGCCCATGGTTTGCAGGTGGCGGCGGCGGTGGCTGGGGAGCCGCTGGCGGTTATGGTTGGGGCTACGCAGGTGGAATAGGCGGCAAAGCTATCAATGACAGCGGCGTAAGTTATTCGCTTACTAATAGCGGCACTATTTATGGAGCCACATAATGCCTACAGTGTATATGTATAATTACATCCGTTATGATTCAGAAGCTGAAGCTCAAGCGGCGGTAGCTCAAAAAAAGAACAGACTTGATAATAACCCGACAGACTATGCGGTTGTAAAAGAACTGCAAGAAAATGAAGATGGTACTTTTCTTGTTAATCCCACACCACTGACTGACAGTGAAATAAATAATTTAGATGCGGCAAAAAAATACCTGACATGCAGCGTACAAGGGCGCGATAATGCCATGCCGCTATCTAGCTCAGAGGTCGCTGATAAATTGATAGATTATAAACGCGAATATGCTACTTGGGCATCTTTAGGTAAGATTATAAAGTTTGATGTTTCAGATGATGGAACGCCAAGCAATAAAGAATTTATAACGCCTAATGTAGATATGTCAGGTGTAGTTTAAAATAAAGTAAGTGGATTAGGGTCAGCATAATGGACAAGCGTACAGTAGCATCAGCGCATATGCGCATTGACACTCTCGAGAAAGAATTGATCGAGGTTAAGACCGAGGTTAAAATTCAGTTCAAGGAAGTTTTCACTCGCATTAAGCGGATTGAAAGTCTGTTGATTGGTGCTGCTGGTACAATCATTGCGATGCTTGTTGCGGTACTGATGAAGATGGGCTGATGCAAATGATATGGCTATCCTTGAAACCATAGCGGCAGCGAATGCTGCATACAGTGTGATCCGCACTTGTCTGCAAAATGGCAAAGAGGTCACTGGTTTGGTTTCAGAGGTCGGCAAGTTTCTACATGCAGAGGAAACCCTCCAAGAAGAATACAAGAAGCGCAAAGACAATCCGCTTGCCAAAGTTCTAGGCAAAGACATTTCGGATTGGGAGCATTTCCAACACCTTGAAGATATGAAGCAGAAGCGCAAGGAACTTGAGGAATGGTGTAGGCTGTACGCCCCTGCTGGCACATGGGATCGGTGGGTAAAGTTCCAAGCCGATGCTAGGATTGCCCGCAAGGAAGCCCGTAGACGTGCTGAGAGGGAGCGTGAGGAACGTATTGAACTGATTGTAACTATCCTATCTATATTGGCTGGTATTGTTGCTATGGCGGCAGTTTTCTGGTGGCTTGGCAGAAGCGCAGGGAAGTGGTAAAAATTTTTCACTTGTTCGGGAGTGAGAAAATGAAAATACCTTTTTTAAATAGAAAACGATACATTGTGTTGAAGTGTTATAGCTGGCACGCAGGTGCAGTAGAGCAAGCACCCATATTTATTGGCGATGGTGAAAAAGTAGCAAGTCGAAAGCCTGCTAAATTTATGGAACAAAACATGGCTTTTTCTACTTGTTGGTCACGGATAAATTCGCGAAAAAGATGCGCGACGATACTCGCGCCCTGCTCTACTAGGTTTGACACTGATGGTCAGGGCGTCCAGTGGCTTAACGCCAACACAGAAAATATTTTGAATGTTACATTTGACCATGATGCAGATGAAACATATGGCACAGACAAAGATACAATCGCTGTAAAGATAAACTTACCTTGGCACATAGAGGAAGATAGTGGCGTTAACTTTGTGCTTGCTAGGCACATGCAAAACAAAACAATGATTAATGTTTTATCTGGCGTAATAAATTTTAAGTATACACCACAGGCAAACATGTTTGCTCTAATTAATAAGTACCCACACCAATTTGAGATACCATTTAAGACGCCATTGATGGCCCTTTATCCAATGAGCGATTTACCTTTGCACGTTGAGTGTGAGTATAATCCCGAAAAGTTCAAAGCTATAGGGCAAAAAAAGTATCATCCGTATTTTCGCGGTAGTTGGATTAAAATGGGTAAAGAGTAATGGTTTACGTTTTGCTATTCGTAGCGTTGAGCGGCAACGATCTGCAATATTATCAAGTAGGGGAGACTTTCATGAATGAAGTAGACTGTAATAAGGAACGCATGAAAGCATCTGCATTATTGCGCAATGGATCAGGGTTATTCTGCGTTGAGGTTAGTAGAAATTAAAGGTGGCAAGTGGGGCGTTTTGACCGACGACAATAAATTGGTTATCATTACCTACGATAGACGGATAGCGAAAGGATATATGCAATGGCTAGAACGTTCATCGACGACTGGAAGATCATCCCAAGACTGATGATGCTTGCGGTCACTGTTCTTACTTACCAATCTGTTCACTGGTACATGGGCTTGCCTGATCCTTCTGTGCAACAGTCTGGTTTAGTTTCTGTTTGTATGGGTGCCTTGACTGGATGCTTTGGCATTTGGATGGGCAAAGAGGTTAAGCAATGATTGGTCAGATAGTATCAGCTATTGGGGGGTTAGCTACGAGCTACATCGATGGCAAGACTGCGGTGCAAAAAGCAAACGCAGAGATTAAACTAAAGCAAGCTACTGGTGAAATGGACTGGGAGCAGTCTGCCATTGAAGCCAGTAAAGATAGTTGGAAGGATGAGCTTTGGACGATAGTTTTTGTATTGATTTTGGGCTTTAACTTCGTCCCGTCCATGCAAGAGATAATGAAAGTAGGTTTTCAAAATTTGGAGGAGTGTCCATTATGGGTTCAATGGGGAATGTACGCTTCAATAGCGGCCTCATTTGGAATCCGCACGATGCGTGGATTGGGAGGAAAAAAATGAGCTTTAAATTATCTAAAAGAAGTCTCGCTAAACTAGATGGAGTGCGGCCTGATCTTGTGGAAACCGTGTCGCTTGCGATTAAGCTGACGCGTGTCGACTTTGGAGTTACTTGTGGTTTGAGAACTCTTGAAGAGCAAAAGAAGTTAGTAGCTACTGGTCGCAGTCAAACGATGAACAGTAAACATATTCCACAGAGTGATGAGTATTCACATGCTGTGGATGTTCTTGCTTATATTGATGGCGATGTGTGCTGGGAGCTGAATGTCTATGATGAAATATGCGATGCGATGGCAGCAGCAGCCAAAGAGACTGGCGCGTCAATTAAGTGGGGTGCAGCTTGGAGCGAGGGTGATATTCGCACATATAAAGGCTCGGCTGAAGATGCTATGAACGCTTACATTGACCTTCGCAGATCGGAAGGTCGTCGTCCTTTTCTTGATGGCCCTCACTTTGAGTTGATGGCCTAAGCTTAGGGCGTAAAGATTGAGAGATACGCCCAGTATCTATGCAGAATAAATCAGCACCGAGTGCATTAGATAGCGGTTCGTTTGCGCGGATTGCTATTTGACATTGGTCTTTAGTTTCTAATAGCAAGGTGCGCTCAATTGGGTAGCCTTGGAGCGTGTAAGAAATTAAGAATATATAGAAAGTTTCCATTGCCTCTGTCTTTCATTTTGATAGATTGTCGCAGTGGGCAGTGGCGTCCAAGCCAGCAGCTATTAGTCCGACCATTCACATAGCACTGCCCACACGATTACATGCCCATCTCTGAGTGTTGAACAAACTTATCGTCAAGCACTACACTCTCACGCGGTAAGCGATAACGATACATGCAGTTGCGAATAGCTAAGACATCTTTGTCTAAGACATCTGCAATCTGCTCATCGGTTAGTCCATAGTTCAGCATTTTGTTTACTTTCATTGCTTGTGGGCTGATCTTTACTTCTGTTTTTTTCTTTTTCTTTTCTTTGCCGCGAGCAAGCGCAATCTCTTGGCACTTCTTACTGCGCTCCATCACTCTACCAGTATTGCTGGTGTCGATTTGTTTTTCTTGTTTAAGAGCTTTAAGCTTCATCATCATGGCGATCTCTTCTTGGCTTGGTGATCTGCCGAATGCTCTCTTAAAATTATCAAGTGTGATTTCTACGTTCACTACATTTACCATTAGATATTGTACCCCTTCTTGCGCAGCTCTGAAACATACCGCTTTAGTTCTTGTTGTGCTGCATAGATTTCATTGTTGATGGTTGGTCTTGCGTCTGTGCGGTAACGCTCATCTTGCAATCTATCTACCTGTCGACGCAAGTATTTTAAGATGTGTTCTTCGGCTGGGTTTAGTTTTGTCATTGACTGCTCCTATAAAAAAGGCCAGCCCAAGGGCTGACCAGTTGGTGAGGGCTGAGGCTATAGGCTACGACAAGCAGTGTACCCTCACAGAGAACATCTCTATTTAAAACGGTATTTCATCATCGTTCAAGTTAGAAGGTGCAGGGTCTGGTGCCTTGTTGCCTTGCATTTTTTCACTGATGTTCATTGAGATATATGGCGCACCGTCCTTCATCTTTTTCCAACCTGCAATGCGTAGGTTGTCACCCATTGGGCCTGAGAAGTCTGGAGCATTGTCGTTGCCGTTCTTTTCGTTGTCGAACATTACGCCAAGTTTACCGTAAACCTCGATGACTTTACGTCCGTCTTTGGTTTCGTCTTTAACTAAGACAACTTTGTGATCTGTATAATCTACATTTAGTTTGCCTTGTAAGATTAGCTGTTGGGTGGAGAACGGTGTCCATGCTGCACCACGGTTGCTATCGTCATAATCTGCCATGCTTCTGGCTCCTTTTGCTAAAGTTAAGTAGGGGGGCTTTACAGACCCGATGTGCTAAAACACTTCCCCCCCATGCGGGTGCAAACAAATCAAGAATAAACATGGAGGCCGTTCTTGATTCGCCTCTGTTCTTACCAAGCGTTCTTACGCTCTGTTTTAGGCGCTTGCGCGGCTGATGTGGGGGAGCCGCTTGCGCCATTGCCATCGTCGTCCTCGGCAGGGAGGTTCAACAAACTCATAATCCCATAGCGGCGCGCATAAGTAATCGCGCTACCGAGTCCCTGCATATCTTGCTTACCGAGTACAAGCGGTACGTCTGAGCGTAGTTCCCACTCTGGGTTGTCTTCGTGTCGTAGGATGGTGCTTACTGCGGGTCGCCCTTCGTTTGGATTTGTGATGCATTGGGTTAGAAAGAAGCCGTGGTTGGCGAGTGGCTGTGTTACTGCTTCGATGCACCCTTCGAGCGTGACGTACTTGCTGCGGAAGTGTGGGTTGGTGCCTTCTTTCTTTGGCGGTTCGATTGCTGTCCGCGCTTTGATGAGCTGGCTGATTACATTCTTAGTCATTGGTGTTCTCCTTTGTTTTTTCTTCAAGGAACTCGTATGATCCTTGACCGAATCCAACGATGGTTGTGAACTTTGCTTTTGCAAATTTTATTAATTCTTCTTCAGGTTTTTCATTGGCCATTATTTCAAACAAAGCTGTGTTTGCTTCGTGAATGGTTTTTATCATTCCCATTGCCAATGCGTATCGTAAGTTGCTGTCATTCATCGCTTTACAATCCTTAATGATCCGCGTTTGTCTCTACGGATGGTGAGCTGATCACAGTAAACCTCTCTCTCATTATCTGCGACCATGGCTTTAAGGTCTTTCTTTGCATTCTCGAATACTCGGTTATGCTCATACCCATTAATGTACGTGATCGCTGCATCGACGAACGCATTATCGCGTGACGCGTCTCGCATGACCATTTCGTCCACTGCAATACTGTTCTGATCGAGTACTGGTGTACTGACACCGACTGGTTCTTCATCTCTTTGAACGTAACCCCAGAAGTCTGATACCACTGCCCACATAGAATTGAAGTAGTCTTCGTCCCTCTTGACATGCACACTGTCCCATTCGCTGTTGCCAAAGATTACCGATAAGTAAGCGCCATCGACATCTGCGATGTGCATATAGAGCTGTAGCTGCGGCATGTAATACTCGATTACATTGCTCATTTTGTTGAAGCTATTAGTGTGCTTGCACTCTACGATGTTGCGATCAAGCATACCGTCAACAGTACCAACAACAGGTATTCCTCCCACATCTGCTTTGAACTCCGTTTGCTGACCAGTGACAATGACATTACGTTCTACCTCGAACCACATTATGTTGAAGTTTTCAGTCCACATGCCCATTCGTACTGCAAGATTGCGTGACAAGTCTTCGGGTTCTTCTCGACCTGTTTTTACTTTCCATAGTTCTAGCCAGTTGCCCTGCATAATCTTTACGCAGTCACTACCTCCTATGAATCCTTTTCGATTCATTACAAACACTGTGTTCTCCTTTATTTATAGTAACTTATATACTGCATATGTGCAGTAATGTCAACCAGTATACTTAGCAAAGTCAGCTTCTGTTAGGTCAGTTTCTTCGAGTAGCTGTTGTTTAAGTCTGCCAGTTAGATACATGTCGCCAACAGGTTCGCCGTTTTTGATGCGGCGAGCATTGATGTCGAGAGGCGAGCGCTTAGTTACAAGCGCTGCTTTCATTTCTTTACGCGCAGTAGGTGACATGCTGGCACGTTGAATACGTGCGTCCCAAGAATCGCTCATTGATTACTCCGATAATAATATGTGACGCGCTTACCGTCGATTTCGCGTACATACTTATCGACAGGGTAGCCTTCTTGCTTAATGTCATAGACACGCGCAGCCAGTCGCATTGAGCCAAGCCACTTGAGTGCATCAAGGGCTGTAATGTGCGTCCCTTGATTAAGTATCGTCTTCAGCATCTTGTTTTGTGATTCCATAGCCGTTCTCCAATAGCTCTTGAAATTGATCTAAGGTCATTATGACCAGTGATTGCGGACTTCCTGTCCGTCTTTTGTAGAAAGCAATGTCTCTGCCTTCTAAAACTTTATAGGGGCTGGGGAAGTTAGACTTGTCCCGATACTTTACTTCTCCCACCAATTTTTTTCCGTTGAGGTATAAGTGGATGTCGCCTGAATACTCTCCTCCCAAGCTGCCACTGAGCGGGACGCGTTTCGCTTCGATGTTTGCTTCGATTTGGTTGAGCTTTTCGACAAACCATTTTTCGTGGTAAGTTCCTTTGTTTTTGTTACGGTTTGCCATTTGTTTTCCTCATAACATTGAAGACATACATACCAGTGCTTCTCCATTGTCAGCATGTGATCGTTTCGCAGTATAGCTACAAAGTTTTGAGACTTTGTTTCACATGAAACACAGAAGACGTAGTGAGCCTTCTTCATTTGTATCTTATAATTCTGCGATCTATATGCTCATTGTTTTGAGCTAAACGCTCAAGACGTTCTTTATATTTACGCCGTTTTACATGTTCATCGACAGCATCATAAAGCTTCTTTGCTGTTTCATATCGTAGCTCAGAAGTCTCATTGATTGTTCGATAGTATGTAGAAGTGGGTAAGTCAGCGACCCTAAAGAGTTCTTTTAGCTCTAAGTTGCGGGACGCTGCGTGTTCTTTGATTGTTTCGAGATAGCTTTTCATAAGCTGCATACTTGCAGCTAGAAATCTATTTCGTCAACCTCTGTTTCACCAGAACCGTGACAAGCCCAGCATTCTCTGGTGTATTCCTCTAGGCTTGGCGGGGTATCGCGTGATACCCATGGCTCTGGTCGTTCGTATGTTAGAGTGCCATCGCCAAGGCATTCTGGACAATGAGTAGTTTCAGTACGGTATTTCATCATCGATGGTGATGTCATGTGATTTCTCCCAAGCTTCAATTGCACGGCGTAAGAACTTTTCTTTGTTGAAACGTGGGTTCATTGCTTCAAGTTCGTCAGCCATGCGTTCAATAATTATTGGCGATCCGACCAAGGGGGCGACTGAATCAGCCACCCACTCGAAATGTTTGCGTGTCATCATCCGATTCTCCATACTCGACGTTTATTATCAACAGCTCTGCTTGTTATTTTTATGCCCATTTTACGAGCTGCTAAATTCAGCCCAGCATACTGAGAAGTAGTTAAAAGAATGCTATCACCTATTTGCATTTGTTTTAGTAAAGGTGGATATAATTCTTTTGGCCCTGTATTTTTTTCAG